AAAGGATCACGTCTTTGAAAAGGCAGACAGGTTCACAGAACGTCAGAAAGAAAAATTGTTTAAATATAATTATTAATGATATGGTTAAAGTAGGTAGTATGATTAAATCACAAGGAAAAATAAAGAGAACTGACGAACAATGGGAGGCTGACAAAGCACTTGAATCTGAATTGTTTCTCAAGGGCTATTCTTATCGCAGAATCAGAGATAAGATCAATGAACGCTACAAGGAGATGGGAATAGATATACAAATATCTTATCAGTCTGTGTATAACGACATTCAGAAATGTTTGGCTGAGTGGAAGCGGGAACAATTCACTAACATAGACCAGTATGTTACACAGGAAATTCAAGCACTCGACAATGTAGCGAGGGAGGCGTGGGAGGAATGGGAACGCTCTAAGCGTCCTAAATGCAAAACGAAATACAGGTTTAAAACGGCTGTCGAGGTGCAAAAGGAAACCACAACTGGTGACCCTTCGTTCTTGAATGTCATTCTTAACGTGCAGCAAAGAAAAGCACGCTTGTTAGGCTATGATAGTCCGTTGGTTGTTTCTATTGTAGGGGATAAAGAAAAAGAGAAACCAAAATACGACTTATCCAGTGTCCCGGAAGATGTTCTCGAAAAAATGGCAGACGCTTTGCAGAATGGAGGTAACAATGAAGATAAATAATATACCACCAGAAGAGATTGTAAAGCACGTTGCGAGAAACAAGTTTAAGAATTTTGCTAAATATGTGGATAATGGAATTATATTAAGCCAGTTTCATAAAACGTATTACGAAATTCTTGATATGTTTGCGCATGGAAAGATAAAGAAGTTGATTATCTCAGTACCACCGCAAACAGGAAAATCGGAAGGTAGTAGCCGTAAACTACCGGCCTTCATTTTAGGTTTGCGTCCAGACGATAAGATAGCAATAGGCTCTTATGCTGCAACACTTGCTGAGGGCTTTAATAAGGACGTACAGCGCATTTTAGACACTCCGGAGTATATTAGTTTGTTCCCTGGTACTCGAATAATGGGTGCTGAGAAAACGTCACGTTATGAAGCATATACTCGTAACAGCAAAATGACTGAGGTAATAGGCAGAAAAGGGTCGGTTACGGCTGTCGGACGTTCGGGAGGTTTGACGGGTAAATCTGTAAATGTTTCTATACTTGACGACGTGTATAAGGATCACTTGGAGGCAAATTCTCCTATCATACGGGAAGCCGCTTGGAAGTGGTACACAACTGTTATCCGCAAACGACTCGATAATAACGGTCAAGAATTGATCGTATTTACACGATGGCATAAAGACGACTTGATAGGTCGTATAGAAAAGAAAGAGAAAGTTATCACGGTAACAAAATGGTCCGACCTTGATAATATACCTGATGGCGCATGGGTAAAGATAAACTTTCCTGCCTTGAAAGTGGGTGATCCGACAGAAATAGATCCACGCCAAGAAGGTGAGGCGTTGTGGGAAGAGAAACATAGCGCAAAGAAACTTCTTGCTGAGCGTGAACTTGACAAGGTGGAATTTGAGTGTTTGAATCAAGGGAATCCGGGAAGCGCAGAGGGACAGCTATACGGAAAGTTTAAAACGTGGTCTGATAAGTCAGATTTCGGTGTCTTTCTCGGTCGTGGCAACTATACCGATTGTGCAGATACCGGAACGGATAATCTTTGTAGTATATGCTATGATAAATACCGTTCAAAACAGCCTGTTTGGAGTGAGAAAGACAAGGCATACAAGCATTTAATATTCTGCCTTGTCACCGATGTAATATATACCACTGAGCCAATAGAGGTTACACAGGTTACAGTGCCGGAGATGTTAAACAGAAACGAAACTGAGTATGCTAATATTGAAAGCAACAACGGAGGGCGTTCTTTCGCTGTTAACATATCACCTAAGACAATGACGGCGATACATTGGTTTTCTCAGCATAATAACAAGGAGGCGAGAATATTAACGCACGCTGCCAATGTTACGCAATCTATTGTCATGCCGTTCGGGTGGGAGTCTAAATTTCCACGTTTCTACGAAGATGTTACAGGCTATCTGAGGGACTTTAAAGCGAACGCACACGATGACGCACCGGACACCTTAACAGGAATTGTAGAGAAAGAGGTTATGCCCGCAATTGAACCGAAACGGAGGGGAATCAAGCGTATAAATTAATAGAAAGCAAATTGTATCTATGTTTCAAAATAATATAGGTACATTTGCATTGTTAATTAATTGTTTAACTAAAAATTAAGAAAATATGTTGTATTGTGATTGTCCGTTAGGAACGGCTTTACCGGATATCCCGGTTGTAACATGTCCGGAGAACTTCGGTCAGATTCAGAAAGTAGTATTTCAGAGATTGATGGGTAAAGCGGCTGAGAACTCAATAACTATTGCAACCGCAAAAACTTTGGGTACTTGGACTGCTTTACTCGCTGCAAAAGACGCTACTAAAATGGTAGTTTCACCGTACATTGCTGAACCTACTGTTGAAGCGGGAGAGGCTTTGACGTATGGAGGCGGGAACGCAACACCCGGTGGCGTAGTTGAAATTTTGGGGTCTAATAGTACTCCGTTTACTGGTAAGTTCTTGAAAACTCCACAGGCAGTTATCAAGGTTTTGAAGCAATTTATGTGCGAAGTTACCGGAGGACTGGGAGTGTATTTGATTAACGGCAACGGTCAGATAGCAGCTATTAAAGACGGTGAAAACTATAAGCCAATTCCCGTTGAATCGCTGTTTGTAGGTGATCGCACTATCGGAGGTTTGGAAGCACCGGACACGAATGTAATTTCGTGGAGTTTCAAGCCTAATTGGTCGGATAACTTGGAGATTTTTAAACCGAACTTTAACCCTCTGACCCAGTTAGTCCCCGCACCGAGTGGAGTAGGTGATTAACATGAATGCTAAAAAAACAATGGTTTCCCTCACTTGTAAAGAGTTGGGGGAAACTCGTTTATTTGAAGTTGAACATGCCGAACGTCTTTTATCAATGTTTCCCAAAGGAGGGTGGGAACTGACAGAGGACGAAGGCTATTATTTAAAACAGGATGGGAAAATCAGTCGAAGAAATACGGGAGATATTCAGAAACCCGATCAATCGGAAGTGGATACAGAAAGCGAGGGAACAGGAGGAACGAATAGCATTCCACGCAAGGGTAAAGGTTGACGATGTACGCACAAAGCCTGCTTTAGACTTTCTTAATCGTGTAAAGATGTGGATCGCACCGGACAAATACGAGATATTTAACTCTATGTTCCACTTTCCAGTAAAGACAAACGAAGTTACGAGCGAGATATTTGATAAATTGAGCCGTGTGTTTGATGGTCGGAATCCTGCATTTAACTACCAATTTACCGACTCAGAGGATCGTGATGACTGGGAGTATTACAGGCAGGAAGTACTGAAAGAACCGCATGTTTGGGCTACTGATGGTTGGGACAATTTCAAGGATAGAATTAACTCCGTTCTTGTGATTGATTTGCCGGAAGTGCAGCAGGGTGATAAGCCAGAGCCTTATTTCTATTTCATTGATATTGCCTCAGTAGTTAGCTACGAAACTACCAAAGAGGATAACAATGTCATGGCGTGGATAATGTTCAAGACGAATGATGAAAAGATGATTCAGATTGATGATGTTTTTTACAGACGTTTTAAAGTGGAAAAGAACAATTCACTTACATTAGAGGTTGAAAGTACGCACGATTTAGGTTATTGTCCGTCAAGGTTCTTTTGGTCTGACTCTATATCATTGCAAGAACCGGATATAAAGAAAAGCCCGCTTACCAAAGTCCTTGATTCGCTTGACTGGTATTTGTATCAATCAACGGCAAAGAAACATCTTGATTTGTACGGTGCTTATCCGATATATTCCGGATATGAACAGGATTGCGATTATATTGCGAACGGAGGTAAAGAGAGATGTAACGGACATGGATTTTTAATCGGTGATACAGGTGAGTATATCTCAGATATGGATGGTCAACCTATGAAGTGTCCCGTATGTTCGTCAAAGCGGCTGAGCGGTGCAGGTTCTTATGTAGAAATACCCGTTCCAACTGAGTTGCAACCGGACTTATCAGACCCGATAAAGATTATTTCTGCCGATGTATCCGCTTTGCAGTACAATGTGTCTGAGGAAGAACGTTTAAAGAAGAACATTATTACCTCTGTGACAGGTGTAGGCGGTGAAGTTCAGAAAGAAACAGCCGTAAACGAAAAACAGGTACAGGCTTCATTTGAGAGTCAAACGACAATTCTAAACCGGATTAAACGAGGCTTTGAGGAAGCACAATGCTTTGTAGACGCAACTGTTTGCCGACTGAGATACGGGAATACTTTCGTTTCATGTTCGATTAACTACGGGACTGAGTTTTACATCTATACACCGGAACAACTTGCAGAGAGGTATAAAGTACTCAAAGAATCGGGAGCGAGCGAAAGCGAGTTAGACGCTATGCGTACACAGATAATCGAAACAGAGTACAGGCATGACCCAATACAAATGCAAAGGTTATTAATCTTGAAAGAGATTGAGCCTTATTCTCACTTAACGAGGGAAGAAGCAATTAATTTGTATAAAGAAAACGTTATAAGTGAGGAAGATTTGCGGATAAAACTAAACTTGCCTACATTTGTGCGTAGATTTGAAAGAGAGAATATGAATATTATAGAGTTTGGCTCTAATATTGATTACTCTAATAAGATAAACAAAATTTTAGAAACATTAAAACGTTATGCAAATGAACAGACCACTTTACCCGGAGCATCCGCTTGATAAGGTGACAGCAGAAAATTATCTGTGTCCGGAAAATGAAAAAGGTCGCTATCACGTGATTCAAGAAAGGTTACAGTTTGACCCGAATACTGGTGCGAGGGTATTTTCACCAGTATTGCAGAAATACAGACCTTTAACATTTGAAATGATAGTTTACCCGTATTTGAGTCGAGGAGGCTACGATATTAGAATTGTGCACGATCCTCGAAAGTATGCAAAGGATATGCAGGAATATTCAGAACAGGTTAAAAAAGCAAAGCAAGAACAGGCTTTAGAGGAACTGAGAGAACAGATCAGAGAGGAAGAGAGAAAGAAGGTTATTGCTGAGTTGAAAAAGGAAGAAAAGAAAGGAGGTAAGTAATGTTAACGGTAGATATTCTAAGACAAAATAAAGCTCTTTCGGAGCTAACAGATGAACAGTTGAATGCTATTGCTACTCTTTCTCAGAATGACGAGGTACAGGTTGTTCAGACGAAAGTCAAAGAGGAACGTGCAAAAGCAACTTTATCACTGAGTCAAGCGTTCGGTATTGACGATGTTACAGACCTCACATTTGAAAATGCTGTGGAGTTCGGAAAGAACAAACTTTCTTCTGTCGATTCTGCTAAGTTTGAAAAGATTATTTCAGACCTTAAAACAGAACTTGAGGCCGAAAAAGCAAAGAAGGTAGGTGATAAGGATAACGAGAAAATAGCCGCTTTGCAGGCTGAGTTAAACGATACTAAGACGAAGTATTCGGAACTAACAAATCAGCTTACAGAGAAAGAAAAAGAGTTCTCAAACAAGCTATCCGATTATAAGATCACTTCCCATATTACACAGGCTTTAGGCAGCATGAAGTTTGGAAAGGGAGTTAATGACGCTATGTTGAATATTATCAAACAGCAAGCAGTTAACGATCTAAAAACTGAGTTTACTCCTACAATTGTCGAGAAAGACGGTAAGGAAAGCGTTATCTTTATGAAAGACGGTATGCCTTACAATAATCCGGCAAACGGTCTAAATCCTTACTCTGTATCTGAACTGCTTACAGAGAAACTGAAACCGTTTGGTGTTCTTGACGAAGGTAGAACCGTGGGAGGTGCAGGTGGCAAAGGAGGCGGAAAAGTAACGCCAACGGCAATTGATCTGACAGGCTGTAAGACAAAGGTAGAAGCACAGGAAGTTGCGCATAAATACCTCGCCGGAAAAGGTCTGACAGTTGGTTCGGAAGAGTATCAAACAGAACTTAATACAATTTGGCAAGAAAACGATATTCAGAACTTGCCGTTACAGTAAAACAAAAGGGGGAGCAATCCCCACATTATAAACTTTAAAAACAGATTATTATGAGCTTAATTGCGACACGCACTCAAGAAATGCGGTTGAGAAATCCGCAAGTTGACAAAAACATGAGCCGCCTCACCGAATGGGGTGCGCTTGACTTTTTCCTTTCTCAGACGAATGCTCCGGATTCGATGTTGACGGATGAAACTAAAAGACGTGCTTTCTCGTCTATGGGGACAGACATCAAGATTCCGGTGATTGATTATGACGGGACTGTCACCGTTGCAAACGAACGTACATGCGTCATTGCGGACGCTGAGAACACCTCTAAACTGATGGCTGTTGTATGGAAAACATACGCTTTCGGTTTTACGATGGTTCCGACTATGTTTAACAACAACGAAATCGACTATCAGAAAGATTTTGAAAAGAAAATGCTTAAGTTTTCTCGTAAATTCTTAGACCAAGTCGACAAGGACGCTATCGCAGCATTGGAAGCGGCTAAAACGCAGAAATTCGGTAATTTGCTTTACTACACGCAGACAGCGAATGACGTACAGGTTAACTACATGCAGCGCAACGACATCCTCGGAGATTTGCACCCGATGTTCCGTTCTATGGACTATTCCGGTCAACTTCATATCGTAGGTGATACAGGTGTAGACGCTATTGTTCGGAAGTTGGAACAACACGGAATCTACAACGATGTTAACAAGCAACTGGAATATGCAAATAAGATTTTCCACTTTACAAATAACATGGTTTTGGAAAGTGAAAACTTCGCTCAATTCTACGCAATTGAAAGTGGTAATGTTGGTATGTTGACACGTGTTGACCGTGAGGCCCTCAGACGAGCAACCTCTAAAGCAGGTCACGAATGGGACGTTATCAACTTCCCGTTTGCAGGTTTCCAAGTTGGTACACATTACTACGAGTCGGTAGGTGATCAGTCCGCTATAGCAGGCGCAGCAACTGCTGACATGAAATGTAACATCAAAGAGCACTACGGTTTCTCCGTTGATATTGCTTTCGTTGTAGCTTACAACTCTGCGCCGGAAACTGTTTCCAACCCGATTATGAAGGTTGAAATTAAGAAGGACGGTTCTCAGTTCGGAGGTACACCCGTTTATATCACTAATGCCGATCAAATCGGTGGCGGGGCTGCTACAGGTGAAATATCTGTTAACCTTGCTAAAATTGGAGGCAGTGCAGTTGGAGAATCGGCTTTAAAGGTAGATTTAGATAAGGTTAAGGGTGTGGCAGTTTCATCTACTGGTGGTGTAGTTGATGTAAAGGTTAACTCTCAAGCATCAAATCTTAATGTAGAGGTTAAAAACGCAGATAGCGAACCAGTTCCAACGAAAACAGTTGGGGGATAGTAGTTATATAGTAAATTAAAGTTTAATTAAAAGGGAGGGGAAAGAAATATCCCTTCCCTTTTTTAATTTGAAGCAACATGTATAGAATAAAAGACATAAAAGATAGCTTAAAAAACGTAGTAGGTTGGAGGCAGTCGTACGATTTAGACAATCAGATAGACACCGAACTAACAACGTCTGAAAGCGGTATTTCTTATCAAGACGTTCACCCACTTGTGACGCTTGAAAACATATCATCTATAATGCCGTTAGACTACTATAAGAAGTATCCGGAATACAGCGATACAGAGACTTATGCGGTCGGTGACAAGGTGAGGTTTAACAGTGATCCTCTATTGTCAAAACCTTCGGTGTGGATAGCCACAAACGGAACAACCGGAGAGCAGCCCTCAGAGGGAGGTCGAAACTGGGAGAGATATAACCCTTTGTCCGATTACCTCAGAGAGCTAAACGAAAAAGCAATAACGGCTACTATCACTAAATTTATCACGGAAAAGACGATAGCCGGGGAAACAAAGACGCTGTTAGAGCGTAGGCCACTGTTTGACGGTTCGGGCTACTACACTAACCAAATTGACCCTACAAAGAGCATGGTAGGATATGAAATATTGCCAGTTCGGGCGATGGGTGTTACTACGAAGATTGAAAGAATCGGTTTGCAGTTTACTAAGCCAGTGAAAGTTAAGATGTATCTTTTTCACAGCTCACAGCCTCAGCCCACACACACGTTTGACTTGAATTATACGAGTAATGGGTCTTATCAATGGTTTGATGTACCGGACGCATTTTTACCTTATATTTCTGAGGCAACGTCACCGGGCGGTACATGGTATCTGTGTTACGATCAAGAATCATTGCCGTACGATGTATTTGCAATAAACATGGCAAAAGACTTTAGCGCAGAGCCGTGTGGAACTTGCAACGTTGGAAGTGTGCAGGCGTGGAGAGAGCTAACAAAGTACATTCAAATATCACCGTTCAGGAATGACTCAAAACAGGGTGAGAATCTGTTTAATATTCAATCAAGCGTTTATACACCTGCAACATGCTACGGAATGAATGTGCAGTTTACGGTTGCTTGTGATATAACCGACTTCATCATAAGCGAAAAACTTGTCTTTGCGAATGCTATTTCTTTGCAGATGGCTGCTTATATCCTTCGCGAACTTGCCTTAAATCCGAACGTCCGGCAGAATGCCAATCAATTGAACATTGATAGAGAATCAATCTTATACGAGGTTGACGGTGTATCACAAGGTCGTGCGCAGGGTATAGGACATCAGTTGAACCAAGCAATGAAAGCGTTAAGCGTAGATACTAAAGGTATGGATAGAATATGCTTGACTTGTCGGAACGGTGGTATCAGATTTAAATCGACATGATAACAAACTTATTAGATAGAGTTAAGAAAGTGAAAGAAGCTTTAGACTCAGGACGAATAGCAAAGGAAATTGTGCGGGATAACGATAACATTCTTATCGACATGAACGCACAAGATCAGCTATTCGCCAAAGGGGTAAACAGGCTGGGGGTCCGGATAGACGAATATAGACCGTACAGCCCTTTCACTATAAAGGTTAAGATAGAGAAGCGGCAACCGTATGACCGGGTAACTCTAAAGGACACAGGGGAGTTTTACGACTCTTTTTACGTTGAAACGGCTGAGGACAGATTCTATATTAAAGCCTCAGACGAAAAAACGGACTGGTTAATCAAGAAATACGGTGCCGAGATATTTGGTTTAACTAATGAATCGCTTGCCGAATTTATTAACGATTATGTGAAAGATGAAGCAGCAAAAAAAGTTAAGGAGATACTAAATGAAAGATAGAGCTATTTTAAAGCCGAATGCGGTACTTTTCGATGAAGTGATAGGAAATGTACAGTTTAGCCTTGTAAAGTCGCTACAATGGCTAAATTATGCGTTTGGAAGCGCATATAAGTTAGTGGAGCGAACGGAGAAAGGAAAGTTCATCACTCCGTCCGTTTATTACAAGGATAAAGACTATTTGAGGTTAGAGCCAAATGATAAGTACGGCAACACCTGCTTTTTCTATATTCATGACTCGCAGGACTACGAGGGGAATGGGGACTTTGGTTTCGGTGATCTGAAGGGTGAGGTGAGTATTATATTCTGGTTCGACACCCGTACAATTCCCGGTGCAGAGGGGTACAATGTTGAGTTCGTCAAACAACGCATATTGCGAGCGTTAACGCATGAACTTGAATTGTCATACGGAGGTTTGAACGTTAAGCGGATATTTAATGACGCAAAGAATGTGTATGACGGCTTTAGTATTGAGAAAACCGACAATCAATTCTACGTCTATCCTTATGCCTGCCTACGTTTTGTGTGTGATATGATTGCACCGGAGGCGTGTTATCCATAATACGACAAGGGGAGTATACATATATGTATATATCCCCTTTTGTGTTAAATAAGTGTTAAAGATTAAAGTTTTGCTTTGCATTTTAAAAGTTATGCTTATATTTGCAATGTCAAAAGGAAACAAAGTAGTAACAATTAAAAAACAACAATTATGGCAACAATGACTAAAAAACAATTTTGTGAGAGTGTTTATGCAATGTATAAATTGCTTGGTGGTGATGGGTGTGCACAATGTTCGGATGAAGGAGTATCATGCGGTTACGGAAAAGAGAACACAGTTTTAACGAATGCTATTCTTCATGCTTGTAACGTTCACAATGTACCATTCACAATTGACTGCAACAAACATTGTATTAACATAGTAATAGATTTTGGTAAGTAATCAAGTAGTTAACAGGGTGGCAGAAATGTCACCCGCAATAATAAAAACAAGAAAACAAATGAATGAATTAATCAAAGTTGGCGAACGTACGCAGGAGAAAATAACATCTTTGGAGTTATTGAAACAAATCAATTTGTTTAGAGAGCAGGAAGGTGACAGAACTAAATTGAAACATAAAACTTTATTAGATGTTATTAGAGATGAATTTGACGAGGAAATAGGTATGCAGAAAATTCTGCCTACCCTATATAAACACCCTCAGAACGGTCAAGAATACCCAATGTTTGAGTTGACTCTATCCCAAGCAAAGCAGGTTTTAGTACGTGAAAGTAAGTTTGTCCGTAAAGCAGTTATTTCTTATATTGAAAAATTGGAAAACGCTCTAATGGACAATCAACCTAAATTGCCTCAAACGTACAAAGAGGCTTTAAAGGAACTACTCGTACAGGTAGAGGAAAACGAACGGTTGCAGATAGAGAATAAAGATATGAAGCCCAAAGCCGAATACTTTGATGAAATAGTAGACCGGAACGGACTAACCAATTTCAGAGATACAGCAAAGCTGTTAGGCGTGTCTGAAAAAGCACTTATCTTTCTCCTGATTGATAAGAAGTACATATACCGAGATCAGAAAGGAAAGTTGAAGCCAATAGCCCAGTATGTTGGAAACTATTTGGAGTTGAAAGAATGGGCGAAAGGTGAAAAGGCAGGGACTCAAACACTGGTAACTGCAAAAGGTAGAGATCACTTTTTAAAATTAATTAATAACGTAAAATTGTAATAACATGGAAAAGAAAGTAAGTAGCACATGGATGTATGAAACAACGTATTCAGATGATGTATTCGTAGGTAAATCATCCACGCCTACAAAGACAGGTTTGACAGACCAAACGAAAGTAGCTCTTTTGGAGTATCTGACAGAGAGTGACGATTTTCACAAACTGGTATGCGATATAACCGGAACTGAAAGAAAGCAGGTGAAAGTCTCCCAGGAACTTGAAAAGCTGAAAGAGGACTATTCGTATGTATGTGATAGATATAAGAAGGAACAACAGAAAAGCAATTATTTGCTTAACAAATGGAGGAAAGAAGCGGCAAGGAGATTGGAAGCTGAAAAAGAAAGAGATAATGCGGAAAGACATCATAAGTTTATAGTTGATGAAATTTTCTCAATGCTGAAAGAAGTTGAATGTAGCTCTGTGAGAGGTATTGTAGATGAATTGAAGTCTGAGAGAGCAAACGGAAAATTGTTGGCGGAGGAAAACGAGATGTGCAGACGGGAGAATGACAAACTAAAGCTAAACTATGAAAAGACAAACAAAGAACTTGAAGCGCAGAAAGATTTAGTTAAAAAGTATGTGGCTAAATCTAAGAAAATGCGTAGATTATCTATATCAGGCGAAGGTACGTTTGTTCCGGAAAAAGGAGAAATATTTTTAGCGGAAGTACCAAATAAGGGGATAGATCGAAAAGTGAAAGCACTGGTATCGAAAGATAGGGAAGCATGTGAGAAGTGCTGTTTTTATGGTGGTGAATTAGGCTTTTTGTGTTGGGGAGTACGTTGCATAACAATAGACGATGAAACACAACTAACATTTAGGAGGGTATCAGATGGGAAAATTTAAAAGCGTAGAACTGTATGACACCTTCACAATAGATCATCCGGTGACAGGGGAAACAATCAGAGTGCAAGCAATGGAAGGTAACAATGTAATATCATGCAGGGAATGCCTATTCCGGCAAAAGGAGTTTAAAAAGATATGCCCGCTTATGCGATGTGTCGATATGGCTACGGGAAAGTGTCAAACCTATAAACAAGTAAAGTTATGAAAAGATTAGATTTATCATGCCTGCCATTAGATTTAGAGGTCGGTGAAACAATGGAGTTGATAGATACAGACGGTGAGTGTCAGCTATTGAAGTGTGTCCCGTCAAATGAATGTTCGTGCGGAGAATGTTTTTTCCTTAAATCAAATGCTCCGTTTAAATGTAATAGAGTGATGTGTTTATTAGAGGAAAGAGGGGAGGAAAGAGAAGATGTGATATACGTAGAATTAACTTAAATCAATGGTTACTTTTGGTAAGTATAGTACTTACTTTTAGTAACTATTAAAGAGAAAGTTTAAAAATTAAAGTTTTAATTTAAAAGTGTTGACTTATGAAAGAAGAAGTTATTTTAATGCTCTCGGAGCTACGTTCTCAAATCAATGACACAATTATGCGTGTCAAGAAAGAAAGTTTAGCAAATGGCAAGGAAATGGTGTCTATGTTGATGTCTTGTGACTTTGTTGATGTGTACGACCTATTAGGCGAGGAAACATCACGTTTTTTAGAGTATATGGAAAGTTGTGGTTTCATCAGAACGGAAATGCAAAGCATCAATGTTAATGGAAACCGTTCTCACGTTCAGTGTGAAAGGGTGTCTATCCACGATTGGATGGAATTTGTGCCGGGTAAGGGGTGTTTATGTCACCCTGCATTGATTGCTTTGTATAGGAACTATACAGAAAATAGCTAATTATGAACAAGTAAGGAATAGGAGGTTAACGCCTCATATTCTTGTTTATATACATTTGCTTTTTATCCCGCCTCGGGGAGATTCAGACTAACCTTTTAATTATCAATGTGTTTTGTTTTTCGCTATTTATTCATACATTTGTACAAAACTAATATGTTATAATATGGAAAAAGTGAATTTACTATTGAATTGTGCGCTTTTGGTGGCGTTTATGGCAGCATTTGTTGTTGGTTTATTGAGAAAATGGGGTGTAATCGAAAGATTGCAGGTGTTCGGTGATATGTGGGTGAAAAAGATATTCCCTGCATATAATCGTAGTTTCATGTATCAGTTAGCGGGGTGTAATTTCTGCCTGTCGTTTTGGGCTTCGTCTGTGTTATCTATGATATTCGCTATTTCATTCGGTGAGCCGTTATTCCTTGCTACACCGTTATTTGCTGCACCTGTTTGTAGAATCTTAATCTTATAGTTATGGAAATTAGAAAGTATGTAAGTGTGTTGTTTCCGTTTTATATTGTTGAGGCTGTACAGTTTAACGGTGATATGTACGAACTTGCCGTTTTGATTCCAGACGTTGAGTTATTGTCGGGCACAGATGGAATAGCAACTATCCGAATCAGCGATTGCACGATGAAGGTGTATGCAGGTGATTACATTGTCATGGGTGAGAAAGTAACGTTTGCGGTCGATTCTGAAACGTTCTCAATGCTATACGAGAAAGGAGGCGAAGAATGAAAGTAGGGCGGCATGAAGTCGAGTTGTACGAGGGCATCGACTCACTACCTATTGCAAGGTATCAAAAGTTCAACCGTTTGATGTTGGTTGATTCCGGTGTAGGCTCTACTATTGAGGAATTGGATACCCATCTAAGACGGGCTATCCTGTATTGCAAGACTAACCCCGATCACACGTACACCGAACTGCTAAACCTCAGACAGTCGTTTAACATGGCTATGAATGGCATTCACCCTGGAATGATTTCGTTTGGTGCGTTCGTCAAATCATTAGACGGGAAAGAGTATCCCGTTCACATAACAGACGAGCAACTGAAAGAAATACATGACACCCTATCAGATGTAACCGTTTCGGAGCTATCAGAGGCAAGCGAGACGGTCAAAAAAAAAATAGAGGGTGAGATGTCGGTGTACTTCCCTTTATTGAGTGATAGCCCTCAGATAAAGGAGTACTACGATCTAAAGTTGCAACTACTCAATGCAATGTTAGATCAAACAGCGAACGGGACGGATAGAGGCGAGGAAATTCAGTCATTGACCGATCAATTAACGGTATACTATCCGCCTCGCTGCTTTCAAGGCGAGAAATCGGTAGAGATACAGTCAGATAAGGAGTTTGCGGAGATGTGTTTACTTATCACGAAGGAGATGCACATAAACGCAAAGGACATGACGGTATTTGACTTCTACTCAGCATTCGAGATGATTAAAAGACAAAGTAAAAAAGCTAAAAAGTAAATTATATGGCAAACGATGTTAAAGGAATAAAATATAGCGATCTGATACAGCCTGATAACAGCATATCGGAGGCGGTTAAGCAGTTGGAGCAACTGCAAAAGCTGTATGAAACAATGTTAAAGCGCATCGAGGAAGGTGCGAAAGGTCTTCAAAAGCCACTCAGTGAGGGAGGCGGTGCGACTGAGGAAGGACGCAAAAAGATAGATGCCTACGAAAAACAGGTTCGTTCACTGGCACGTGCCGAAGTTGATTTAAAGTTGGCTATGACAGATACCGCTAAGGAGATAGCCGTATTGAAGCAGCAGCAGACAGATCAAACACGGCTTAATAAACTGCAAGCTAAGTTAAATAATTCAATGGCTGGTAGCTACAATGCCCTGTCCGCACAATACGAGCTAAACAAGATTAAGATGAACAATCTTTCGCAGTCGTATTTAGAGAATACGGAAGCAGGCAAGCGACTTGTTAAACAAACAGCTGAGATATACGCAGCGATGGATAAGTATCAAAAGAGCACTGGGAAACACACGTTAAGCGTAGGTAACTACAAACAGGCATTTGATGGTTTAGGTTTTTCTGTGTCACAGGTTGCACGTGAGTTGCCATCACTGGCGATCAGCGCAAACACCTTCTTCCTCGCTATCTCAAATAACATTCCAATGGTTATAGACGAGATACAAAAACTGAGGGCAGCAAATGAAGCAGCAGCAAAAGCAGGTGAGGCGCAAGTAAGCATAACCGGAAAGCTAATCAAGTCGATGTTCTCGTTTAACACAGTTATGGTACTTGTGCTTACTGCATTTTCGCTGTGGGGTAAAGATATAACCAACTGGATAGGCAGTCTATTTACAGGAAATAAGCGAGTAGAGAATCTAACGGGTAGCCTTAAGCATATGGCTGATGCCATGCAAAGCGCACGTTTGGAAACGGCAAAAGAAACTGTTAAGCTAAACGTCCTGTATAATACGGCAACCAATAACGCCAAATCTACAACCGAACGCACGAAAGCGGTTAAGGCGTTGAAGAAAGAGTACCCCGAATATTTCAAGAATCTAAGCGATGAAGAAATCAAGTTAGGTAAAGCGTCTAAAGCATACAAGGAGGCAACAAATGCTATTACTGAAAATGCCAAAGCACGTGCTGCACTGGATAAAATTACAGAACTGCAAAAGGAGTTTATAGACACAGACCAAAAGAGAATAGGTCTATTGACAAAGCAGGTACAAGCACAGGGAGAACTTGCAAAAGCAGAGCAATACACCGCAAAGGTATCGTCTACCATAACCGCAACGTCTACACAGGCAGCGAGTCAGTATTATGCAGCGACAGCAAGCAATGTTAATAAACTTAAAGACGATATTAAGGAGTACGGAGAAGAAGCGGAAAGATTAGCTAAGAGGCAGACGGTTTTAACCAAGTCGATGGAGAATCTCACTAAGTTCGTTAACGTTGATTCGGTGACCGGAAAGGATACTACTAAGGACAGCAAGAAAAAGGAGTTCGATCTACTGAAAGCATACGAAGAAAGTCGTGTTGCTCTGATCACAGACACCCGCAAGAAAGAAGAAGCGGAGATAAGAGAGGCAGCGAGGGCGGAACTTGCTAAACTTCAAAAGGACACAACGGAAAAGCAAAGAGCGACTCAGCAGTATGCGGATACCGTTTATAACATTGAAGCAAAACTACGTAGGGACTTGGAAAAGTTGCGTGAAAGATGGGAATTGGAAGATTTACAGAAAGCGCATGACTTTATGAACGAACGTCTGAGGGCTGTGCGCGCCGGAACTGGGGAAGAACTGCTATTGCAAACCTACCTTCTTGAAAACGAACGCAAACAGGATGAACTTAGAATTAAGCAGTCGACGGACACAGAGGCGGTAAAGAACGAACGTCTTTTGATATTGCAGCGTGCATATCAATTAGCCTCTACTAAGCTACGAGAGGACTTCACAAAAGAGCAAAACGAGCGTATAATATCCCGTTCTGTATTCCGCTTGCAGCAGGAACAACAAGCGAGCGAAGCCGAATTTAACGTTGTGCAGCGATCAGCTAAAGAGCAGGAAGTATTCCGCTTAAGGGCGGAGCGTCAAAAATGGGAACAAATATTAGAGCTAACACGCCTATACGGTTCTCAGATTACAGGCTACGAGATTAAGACGGTTGAGAACACTATCGCAGGTATAGATAACACTATCAAGCAAAAAGCGTCCGGTTGGGACTCTGAACAGGGTGTTTTCGGTAATCTGTTTGATCTGATGTTCGGAGGTGCGTTCGGTGAAAAGGGCGGAAAGTCCGGCAAAGAGCGTGCAGAGGAATTTAAACAGTCTATTGCAGACGCTTCGGAGTACGCAATAGAGAATCTTAAGAGCGTGGCACAAGCGAGAGTAGAGGCTGCTGAGAAAGCTGTACAGGCTGCTGAAAAGGAAGTGTCAGCCCGACAAAAGGTACTGGACGCTGAAATACAAGCGAGGGCAAACGGATACGCCAACAACGTAGCAACCGCACAAAAGGAACTGGACTTCGCCCGCAAGCAGCAAGAAAAAGCACTGAGAGATAAGAAGAAGGCTCAGAAGGCACAGGAACGGATAGATACACTGATGCAGGCAAGTTCTTTGGTTACTGCAACTGCTAATTTGTGGAAAGACTTGGGATTAGCAGCTATTCCGGCAATCGCATTGATGTGGGGGTCGTTTGCATTCGCTAAGATTAAAGCCTCTCAGTTATCTAAAGCCTCAGACCAAACAGAGGAATACGGTAACGGTACGGTCGAAATGATTGACTACGGAGGTTCACATGCTTCGGGCAACGATGTTGATTTAGGTACAACAAAGGACGGCAAGCGCAGACGGGTAGAAAAGGGTGAATATTTTGCAGTAATTAACAAACGTTCTTCCCAACGTTATAGACGGTTAGTGCCGGACTTGATTAATTCACTGAATAAAGGTACTTTTGAACAGAAATATTTGAATGCCTATTCCGGAGCAGATGAAGTTACGAATATCATGCAGGGTGGAAATGTAGATTTGTCTACTGTCGAACGTGATTTGAAGTCTATCAAGGAGAGTGCCGGACACAAGTTTATAACTGGTGCGGATGGTACTATAATTGAGGTGAAAGGTAATGTTAAACGTATAATCAAAACGAAATGAATGTAAAGGATTTGAGGTTTAAAATTGGGGGTGTAATTGTGCACCCCCTTTACACTGAGCTAAAGAAGAAGTTCGGCAAAGAGAACGAACAGGAATTTTTCAGAGAAACAATCGAAGGAAGTCTGACATTCATAGGAGCAGACTATCTTTTAGTGAAGAATAAGAGTATTGAGGATGTTATCTATATGACTATCGAACAGAAAGACAAAGGACAGCCGGAAGCGCAATACACTGTCATATATGAAGCGTATTTCAGTAAGACAGATTGCGAGATAGATAACGACAATCGTAGTTGCAAGGTGAAACTATCACCGAAAGACGCTTATTCCGGTATTATGAAGAATATTGAGAATAAGTATGATCTAATCAAACTCGCCCCCGCTTTAACTCAGATTGGCGTGTACAAACGTCCGCTTGTACAGGTTTATATTGAAGGTGCGAGCACTATCTCAAACTACCTTGCAGGTACTTATTTTGAAACGGACGTTTACGAGGTTGTGACGGGTGGCGATACGCTTGAAACAAAGTACTTTTTCAAATACATGGGTGACTACAATGAGATAACGATTAACGCAATACCTCACCAGTGGTTCAACGGTACTTATTACGGTGCAAAGGGAAGCTATTCAATGATTGATGGCAGTTACTACATGGGACTAACCGAAACAAGCTCTGAGGGCACTGTAAAGCATGGCTACCTTCATCTATCTATGAAGAACGGAACTAAGCTATACCAGTCCGGTGCGCTTACATGGGATAGTCGCTACGGCTTCCAGTTGGGCGATAGGCTTATTCCCATGACAAGACAGGTTGAAGATCCTACATTGCCGGACAGAATCACCCCGACAAAGAACTATGCACAGAAAATGCACCAACGTTTATTGTTAGATTTGCCGGAACTGGACGGAAAGCAAGCAGGCGTACTGCCATCCGATGACATATACCCGTCAAGCGGAAACTATCGCTATGCTTTCCCGTTGGAAGGGAACTATTTCTACACGTCCACAAAGACACAGGTTGCGCCAACCGAATACGGTGTCAACGATGAAGGAAAGTACTTTGTAGATAACTTTCTGCCTGCCGTTGTTGGTGCAGGTAAACTGTATCCTATTTGCCGTTCTCGTTGGGGTAATATGTCGGTTTGGTTTGAGTATGATTTAGGGTATAACGCATTGGAAGAAAGGGCACGAAAGAAGTACATTCTTAAGCACTCCTTTGCCATCAGTGACGCAATAAAGACGCTACTCACACAGGTAGACCCAACGCTGCACCACGAAGCCACGGAGGAATATTCACGCTTCTTATACGGTACGTCTAATCCGTTGACTGGCGCTCCTTTCAAGGTCTTTATCACTCCGAAAAGTAACATTCTAAAGGGTGAATATGATCAGCCAGCCAAGAAGGCAGAAACGACACTAAGCGACATATTTAAGATGTTGCGTGACACAATGAAACTGTACTGGTTTATAGACGGTGATAAACTGAGGATAGAGCATATATCATACTTCATGTCCGGAGGCTCTTATACCGGAACAGGGACGGTAGGCATTGACCTAACAAAGTTGAGGTATGCAAAGAGTGGACAACTATTCACGTTTAAGACCAACACGCTTAAATATGATAAAACAGACCTTCCTTCACGCTTTGAATTTTCTTGGATGGACGATACTACGAATACCTTTGCAGGTTTCCCTATTGATGTAAAGTCAAACTATGTGCAGGAGGGGAAGAAAGAGGATATTCGAGTAGCTAACTTTTCGTCTGATGTTGACTATATGCTGCTATCACCGGGCGACTTTTCCTCAGATGGTTTTGCGCTTCTTGGTGCGGTTCAAAAGTCCGGCAAATGGGAATTACCGTTTGTTACGGTGCCGTTGACGGATAAGTCGGGTAACAACTACACCGTTACGCCTCAGAACGGGTACATGTCATTCTTACACCTTGTGAAGTACTACATGTACGATATGCCAGCCGCTAACATTGAGCACGAAGGAGATAAAACGGTGACCGTACAACGGCTGAGGCGAAGCATGACGCAGGACTTATCATTCACCTATGACACAACGCCGGACCCGATCAAGCTAATGACTACCGATATCGGAAACGGGAAGCCTCTAACCATGACTGAGGACTTGACTACCCGTGAAATAACCGTTTCACTCACATATACCCCCTCTTAATAGGGGGTATTTTTGTATATTTGCCCAATAATCAAATTTTTATAAACATGAATACATTCAACAACTTTAGTCCATTAGCTTTCAGAGAGAAAAGTCAGAAAGCTACGTATAAAAAATGGTACGCCTATGGGAAAGAGTTCGCTCTACCTTTCAGCACTACCGAACTGCCACCGTTTCAGTTTACAGTAGCCAATTTGCCATCATTTGAACCTGCTACGGTAGAGGTATTCCTTGTGAATGAAGCCACAGGAACGAGAGGCGCAACGGGTATCTATCCGAAGGTTGATACGATGGACGAACACAACTCAGTTTTGTACGTATCACCCGGTAGTAATGTGTATGCTAAATCAATCGAACCGGGTGTATATCGTGCTGAGTTCACTATACCCGGAGGCGAAACATACGTATCCACCCCTATTTGCGTAACTGAGGGAATAGAAACTAATACCAACTTCGTTAAATTGGAGTACTGGAATGATGAAAAGTTGGCGTATCCTAATGGCTTCGTAACGACTGGTACGGATAACGATTTCAAGTTTCAGATGTATATCCCGACTACCTTCTTTAAGCCTAAATACGAGTTTGAGGAAGAGATAACCAAGCGTGCAGGTTATAAGTTTCTTGAACTGCAAACTTGCAACAAAGTATTCGGCTTCAACTTCCTCGCACCGGAGTATATTTGCGATGCGCTTCGTCTTGTGCGTCTGTCTGATTATATCCGTTTCACCCATGACGGGGAGTATTACAACGCTCTGAACTTTGAGTACAATCCCGACTGGCAGGATAACGGATACTTGGCTGCTATTGAATGCCAATTTGAAACAGATACAATCATTCAAAAACTCCCTTCTTTCAATCGGAGAGATAGAGAGTCTTTTTATAATGCCCTACTGGCGGATATTGACACTCCAATTCTGTTTAGTCCGGACACAGTAGGGCTGTATTACCGTGAATTTAAACAGGGAGAGCCGACAATCAAAGGTAAGTTAATCCGTGAACTATCACCGATTGACTTGATTGACGAAAATACCACCATTGCCGTTGATATGGGTGCGGGTGAGGCACGCAAATTCAACCTTTACCGCATGTTAGAGGGATACATCTCAAAGAACCACGAAGATGTAACGGAGTTCCTTTTATCCCTTCGTGGAGGCGTGAACATAGGTACACCGAATGCAAGCGGTGAGTATCCTGCAACTATTGATAGATACGGAGATGCAAAGTTGGGTTCTGTCGATGGAGGCAAAGCCCGCTTTGATTCGGTTGAAACTGGATTCTTTACGGTTAACAATACGGCTGCAACAATTGACTCAATGGGTAATACCGATGTAAGGGATTTAACCGCAAGGGGTGACTCTATGTTGCGCAGTGACGTTTATACAGGGTCAAAGAATGGCAGTCCTACCGGAAAGATTACGAAAGAAGGACAGTTGCAGTATCTTTCAGCCATCATATACGAGTTCCTTTCGTCCGAAACGTTTGTCCCCGGCTTCTTGGGTGAGGGCTTTAAAATATGGTTGGAAAACGGTAACTGGAATATCGAATGCGATAACCTAACCGTCCGCCAAACTATGAACATCTTTGAGTTGCTTATCCAAAAGATACGTAGCGTCAATGGCGCTATTGTCGTATCCCAATCAAACGGAAAGGTTACAGCCGTTGAGGATACCGGAACTCAGTATAAAATCACGTTCGGAGAGGAATTTCCTACCTTCCAAGAAGGTGACTTGATACGCTGCCAGTCATGGAGTAAGAACAACCTTAAATTCTATTGGGTAGAGGTTAAGTCAGAGGCAGACGGTTATGTTCTTTGCGATAAGTCTGAGTTTAACAGCGTTGTTCCGGCTGTCGGTGATGAAGTTGTGCAGATGGGTAACACGAAGAACGCGGAACGGCAAGCGTTGATTTATATCACAGCGCAGGAAAGCGGTAAACCGTACATTGAGATTCTGAACGGTGTCAAGACAAAGAGTCTGACAGGAACTGACCGTACACGTTTGGGCGATCTGTCTAACATTGTAGACCCCGATTTCACAGGTGAGGCGGCTGTGAAAGGGACCGGTTTCTATTCTACGAATGCTTTCTTGAAAGGTATCTTTGTATTGCGCAACGGAAAGCGTGTAGAGGACGAAATTAAGATCGCAAAGGACGCAGCCGATCAAGCGGCACAGGACGCAGCGAACGCAGCACAATCGGCACAGGAAGCCAAAGATAGACTTGACAAATGGGCTTCCGACGGCTTCATATCACCGACTGAGAAGCCTGCATTGATTGACGAAGGGAAGCGCATTCAAGCGGAATATCTGCAAATAAAGGCGAATGCGGACAAATACGGTGTGCTTGTAACTGAATACACAGAGGCGTATAACAACTATCTGAATGAACTCCGATACCACTCAGCAGCGACACCGGAGGATATTGCAGTCCGTCCAGAGTTGGCACAGAGTCAAACGGCTTACTACGACAAACGCAACGGAGCGTTGAATGCCATTGCGGACGCTGCTAAATCGTATGTAGATGAAGCGGATAATAAGCTAAAAGAGTATTTGGATACCGAGATAACTGCTATTCCCGGTAAGATTGAACTTGCTGTACGTAGTTTAAAGACAGCGGACACAAACCTGCTAAAAGGTGCGTTTAGGGAAATTACAAATGCTTCTTATAATATAGGGTATTACAACTACGATGTTCCTGTTATTAATGGAAAGGAATATACGTTAACTGTATGTTATACTTTATCATCCGAGAATACACGTATTTCAGCCTACTCTGATAGAGGTATAAATTTTCTTGTAGATTTTAATACTAAGGGGAACATGGTTGTTGAAAGCAAAAAGGTTACTATGGTTGGTTATAAGCCTACTGATGGACTTTATTTCTTTCAGTTTCCTAATGGCACGTACGGCTCAAAAGTACATTGGGCTGTTTTGACTGATGGAAATTTGGGTGTAACCAGTTGGATTCCTGCTGCAAGTGAGAAGAACGTAGGACTTAAGAACTTATGCTCTTTTAAACGTATTGTTGATGCGGGATTCACATACGCTTCACGATATGATGAAGACGGTACAATTCTTATGTTACCATCGGTATTGCACAAGGAGTCATTTGTAGCTAAGAAGGATATGTTCGGTTTAACCTATGACCCTCAAAAAAGGTATTATGTGTTTATAGATCATTTTGTTCCATCGGCTACAATTCCTAATGGCACAAGAAGTATCTCTTTGCGGATCGAGTACACTGATGGCACAAGCGAGTACATGGCGGTATATAATGACAGCATAGGAAACAATTTCATCCTTACATCAAAGGCTATTAGATACGTATTGGGTTCTTATCACACTCCTATCTCGACTTACTTGCGTATTGGTATATTTGAAACAAACTTTCCCGTTTCTTGGAGTCCAGCACCCGAAGATCAATTGTACAAGTCTGTAAAGTACACTGATACTCAAATTTTGGCGGTAGATGGTAAAATCTCTCTATCTGTAACAACTGAATTAAACAAGCGTGTCATTGGTGGCGCAAATCTCTGTTTAAAATCGGGTGTGTGTATTACCGGAGTGTCAAATCATTTGCGTATAGATATGTCGAAGTATTGGCGTGATTTGAGGGGTAAGAAAGTTACTTTGTCTTTTGATTATGAATATAGCAACCTTGTTTTAGGTCGAAATAGTCGTGTAGGGCTGGAAGAACCTGTATTAAAGGATGGTACATCAAACCATTACTATATCGGTTCGTGGAAGTACTTCGATTCCACTTCTTTAAAAGCTGATACAGGTAGATTTGTTGAGACTATTACAGTTCCCAATGATGTTGTTAACGCTCAGAGTATTGGTATAGGTTTCTATATTCAAGTCGGTGACGGTACTACGATGAAAATATGTAATCCTCAGATCGAAATAGGTGACACCGCTACCGGATGGAAACCCGCCCCCGAAGATGGCGTAAATGAGTCAAAGGAGTATACGAGACAGCAGATTAGTATCGTAGAGGGCAAAATCACCACTACTGTAAAAAAGATAACAGAGGTTGACGGGAAAGTTACCGGACTTGCTTCACGGGTAACTCAGACAGAAAGCAGTATTAATTCTGTGGTCGAAAGGGTAGACGATCAAGGTAATCGACTGAATGCTGCTGAGATTAAACTTGAATCCACAAGCGTTAAACTTGGTGTTGTTGAAGGTACTGCTAACAGTGCAAATACTGCCGCAGGCAATGCACAAAAGACCGCTAATGCAGCTAACAGTTTAGCCGGAACAGCCAACGACAAAGCGGAAGCCGCAGACGGTCGTGTCACCGCCACCCAAAACGGACTTGTCGAAACCGGGATAAACATCACTTCCCGAAAAATCGTCTTAAAGTCCGATAACGTCCTCTTTCAGAGCAACGCAGGTCAGCAAACAGCAGCCCTCAACGCAAACGGTCGCTTGACTGCCAACGTTATTGAGGCGGGCGAGGTTGTTGCGAATGGCTTTGCAGCGCAGAGGATAACAACGGGAAACTTGACGGTGACGGATGGTGCGGTGATTGCGGGAATGTCGATTTCGGGCAATAGGTTAACTGGCGGAAATATCACTTTAACAAATGGTGCACGTATCGGAAGTTTCCAAGTATCGCTAAACTGGTTGACTGGTTTAAACAGTTCTCAAATAGATTTATGGGCGGGTGCAAACACCGGAGAGGGAAATAACACGTTGATGCAGCCGGGTCGCATTCTGATAAATCAAAAAGGGGATAACCAACCTGCTTTAGAGATACAAGGGAAAGGAAACACTCTGATTGCCGGAAAGTATTGCTCACTAAATGTTGATACCTTTCAAGTGACAGCAAATCAAGTGCGGATACCGGGAGTGTTTTTTGCATGTTCACTTTTGGCTAATGCAACCATAGGCAAAACGTGGGGAAGTTTTAACTTCCATATCACAAGATTTAGAAAGCTATCGACTGGCAGATATACTGTAACATATACCGGATATACCGGAGATGTATATATTATGCTTCAACCTATGGAGTATACTAAATGGGGTTGTGCATGTATTGAACCTTATAGTCAGGGATCGTTTACGTATAAAACCTTCGATGCTAACACCGGTTTATTTGATTGTGCAGTTATTGCATATTTTTGTGGTATGCCTTCTTAATATAACATTAATTTTAACGGTAAGTTGGTTTTATCCTTCTTACCGTTTACCTTTGTGGCAAATAATTTATTCATTCACAAGTAAATATCAATTTTTATGGCAACAAAAGCAGCTATTTTTGATTTGGAGAGTGTTAAGTACTCGAAAGAAACACAGATTTTGGATTATAGTTTTGAAACGGCAAACGGTATGTTTGAGGGTCAAATCACAATCGTACAGCAGCCGGAACAGGTAAAGCAGATTACTCACTGTACGGCTGAGGTGTCTGTTAAGGAGATGGTTCAAGTCCCGGGAACGGATAACACGCCTACCATGCAGGAACAATATGTTAAGTTGGGCACTTTGTCGATGTCACAGGCTCGTTTTGAACTTAATCAGTTTCCCGTACACGAAAAAACACCCGCTTTGCTTGGAGATTTTCAGAACTATATCTTTGCACTAACTAAAAAGCAGTAATCATGTCAGTATCACAAGAACAATTAAGGCTGCTAATAGTATCCACATGCAGCCCTATTCTTGCATTTTTGACACCTACGTCCGGTTTCTTAACGGCACTCGTGTTCATGTTCGTGTTTAACATAATTTGCGGTATGCGTGCGGACGGTGTAAGCGTGTCAATTAAAGGAGCTCAAAGATTCACTATCTTTAAATTCATATCGGCTTTACAGGAATTTTTGCTGTATATGATGATTATAGTAGTGATATTCTCAGCCGTAACAAAGATGGGAGATAAAGACGCTGCTATCATGTGCGCAAAGACAATAACGTATGTGTTTATGTACGTCTACTTATGCAACGGCTTCCGCAACTTGTGCATGACATACCCGAACAACAAAGGTTTCAAACTGATCTATCACATCATTAGATTTGAGTTTAAGAGGCTTATGGGTGAACATGCGTCAAAGATTATCGAAGAGCAAGAAGAGAAAGAAAAACAGGTTATTCACAAGGGGGTATAATTCCCCCTTTAAACATTTAGATTATGGAATTAAAATCAAAGAGAATTTTTAAAGGTGATCTGTACACTATCAGCAAATTGTATGTAGATGGTGTTTACGAGTGTGATGTATTGGAGGACACCGATAGAGGACTTTCGGATAAAATGGAGCTATCAGAGATAAAGAAGGTGAAGCAGTACGGCAAAACGGCTATTCCCACAGGAACGTATGCCGTTGATATGGATACTGTCAGCCCTAAATTCAAAGATCGTAGTTGGGCAAAGGTGTGTGACGGCAAATTGCCACGCCTCAAAAACGTTAATGGCTTCGATGGTGTGTTGATTCACGTAGGTAACAAGCCGGAGGATACTTTAGGCTGTTTGTTGACCGGATATAACAAAGTAAAGGGACAGGTTGTAAATAGCACAGCCGCTTTCACTAAGTTATACGAAAAGATGAAAGAAGCCCATGACAGAGGGGAAAGTATTAACTTAACTATCGAATAATATGAAAGCTAAAATAACAGCCATAGCAGCGTTTTCTATCCTTTGCCTACTAATTGTATGCCTTATTAGGTATAACGCGAAACTGAGGGAGCAAAACGGCATTCTGAACAGGAATGTAAGTGTACTTACTACTCAGAATGTAGCATATCGCACGGAGTCAGGCAAATCAGCAATGAAAACGGAGGAATTGAACCTCACATTGCGCCAGTATCGGAATACATTGCAGGGGAAAGACAGCACTATAAAGGACTTGAAACAAAGTATCAAAGACATAAAGAGTCATACAAGCATTCAAACGTCAACGGAGAGCGCGTTTTCAGGCTCTCTACGTGATAGTATTATAATTCGTGATAGTTTGGTTGCTGACACATTGAAATGCTTAAATTTCGCCTCAAAATGGGTTGATGTTATAGGATGTATAGAACCGACCGATACATTTGCGGGTAAAGTAACCGTTCGGGACAGCTTGGAGTTGCTAAACATCGAGCACAGGAAGCGTTTCTTATGGTGGAGATTGAAGAAAGTGAAGTATAGGGAGTTTATCATAATCAGTAAGAATCCAGATACGCAAATACTTGATTTAAAGGTGACTACAATAATTAAATAGTTAACGTTGGTTAAAGCTATTGCAGGTATAAAAATAATGCCTACATTTGCACTCAGAGAATTACAAATAAATAAATTATTAATCATTTCTTTATTGGTAAGTCTTTATGTAGAAGCAAACGTATCGGAGACCCTGCTGGTGCTGGACGCCATCACGGGCCAGAACGCCATCAGCCAGGCGA